TTAGTGATGTATGAAGTTAGTATTTTGGTTTGATGTATTAGGACAGTTGTTGTAGTTTTTTTGCATACAGCAGACGGCTTACGAGATTCCTCTACGTCTCGTGGGCTCGGAGATTTGTGTAAGAGTCAAATCCAGATTCCTACATTATTTATATATAAACACATAGCTCCTAAAGATGCTGGAGCTGACTGAAGTTCTTGATAATCTTGATGCTCATTATAGTTTTCTACATTTCCAATCAAATTAGAATCTATTTCTAATGAAAGAAATCTACTATTAGCATTTCTGATATAATCTACATCCATAGATTCACATGTAATAGAAGCAGAAGAATTTAGTTTTGCTAAATTCTTCATTTCTAATACATTAAACATGATTCCATTACAATATTCTGGTAATTCTACTTGTAATCCAATAATACGTTGAATATAAGAGTTATCAGGTCCTACACCTAGAATTGAATATGGTTGAGTTGCATCATAAATAATTCTATCACATTTAAGAACTTTACTTATCGATAATAAACTATTGATATCATCAATAGATAAATTAAAGTATCTAATCATTTTTACCCCCAGGGATATTACGTTCACCATAAATTGCAGGAATACATCCGAATCCATTATCTGTAATTGCAGGAATTAATTCATTATACTCTACAACTTCAGGTTCACTTAAGATACCATTTTTATACACTTTGAAATCTAATCTAGGTTTAATTCTACCAGAAGAATAGATTGCTTTAACTTCTTTTACAAGATCGCTGAATTCTGGTAATCCAAACCATCTACTACCAATAGTTAGATAATCTTGAGTTACCATATCTTCTACAAATGCAGAACTTGCATCTTTATCATCTCCAAATTCAATCTTACCGATTTCAGATGGAGAACTCAAGTTAAATTCACGGTTAATACTTGGATATAGTGAGCTAAAGTCAAAGTCTACTAAGTTATCACATAAGAAAACTGGCACACCATTGATCTTTAATTTAGCTGAATCATTAACCAAGTTAGGATCTGCAACAAAAGCACCGTCAAACTTTTCAGTTGGCTTTTCTTTTGTTTTATTAATATTATTACCAACAACCAATCCTAAGTTATAATAGAAATCTTGTTGTTTGTTTCTTAGATAGATCGTTTGTCTATGGACTTTAGAGAATCTTGTATTATTCAAAACACTTGAGTTATAAATATAACCAATATCATCTGTAGATTCTTCAATACATACTTGGACAAGAACGTCGACAATATTATAGAATATAAATGTCTTGAAATCTAAGAATGGTAATTTAGCTAAATCTGTAGTGATATGATGATAATCTAATTTCTTCACACCACAAATTTGAGCCCCAATATCATTCAATTTAAATGATGCAAATGCAGATTGACCTTTACGGCGAGATGCAAATTGAATCATTTGATCTAAGTATACTGTATAAGAACTAATATACGCATAGTCTCCACGTTCAGCATAGTTATTTTCCATTCTAGTATCAATGAAATATTCAGCTTTAGGATTCATTTTAAAGTCTGGATGACACATGATACTTTCAGGAGTGTATCCAAGCTTCTTGATACGTTCGATAATATACGGAATATCGAAAGCCATGTTCCATGCCATCAAGAAGTCCGGTTGTTCCATGTTAATTTGTTTGAATAAAGAAGCAATCAGATGTGTTTCTTCATCAAAGAATTTTATATTAAATTTTATACCATAAATATTGAATTTACGCTGACGATCTTCTCCACCAATCGCAAACTCAATAAGTTCTCTTAACTCATTCTCTATTTGACCGGTAGCTACATTATTTTCAAATTCTTGAACTAATGGGTTTCTAGGGTCTCTTAGAACGTAAGTATTAATTGCTCCATTTGAAATATATGTAACTGCATTAATTGGAGCTTCACCTGGTTCTGGGAAATCTCCAATAATATTGGAGATATCAACTTCAATATCCAGATATGCTTTACTTGTAGAATGAATATCATTCTTAAAGATTCTATTAAACCAGAATCTATAATGGTCTTCAATATTTTGGTCAGAGAAGAATACTTGATTCAAAGTATGTAACTTTGCATTCTCTCTATATTGACCACTACTGATATTATTAGTATAGAATCTAAGATTATTAGTCTTTTCAGCTATACATTTTTCTAATTGTCTATTTGTACATTGCACAGGTTCAACTTCTTCAATCGGAAGATAGTCATGATGATAAGAAAGATTCTGATCTTTGGCTAAATACCAAATATATTCAGGATCTTCTATTTCACATAAGTATTTTTTTCCAGTATTATTATCTTTTGCTACCATACTAATACTAGGAGTAGACCAACGTCCATTATCCTGTTTAGCGCCTTTAGCAAAGAAAGTTTGTAATATAGTTAAGTCATAATCTTGTGGAAACTGATTAAAAATATTAAGAGTATTCATTATATTTCTCCTTATAACATTCCCAGTTATACCTAATATAATGTAATTAGGCTAGTATTTATCTAATTTATGCCTATTTTGAGCCATATAGGTTATAATACCTAGAACTATCTAATAATGATTATCTAGGAGGTCTATTATGCAATATACTGAAGCTATTGTCTCTGGTAATGCAGTTTTAGAAGAACCAAAAGTTGATCTAAGTATGAAATCAGTCTTTGGTAAACTAAAATCTGGCAAAACAGAGTCTATCGTAAAACCTATGCCAGTAGAGGACGAAAATACTCTAATTAAACCACGTAGACGTGGCCGTCCACCTAAAAAAAATAGAGATATAGATTCTCCTGAAGGAGAAGCTTCTGAGTTGGTAACAAATGTACCATATGCAGAATCCTATGAAGAAACTAATGGTATGCTTAAAGGTATGATCATGCAAATCGAAGGATTGCAAGGTGAACTTAAGCAAGAATTTAATGATATTCGTCTTTCTAAGATGAGAGGCAAATATCAATACCTTACTGATATTTCCACAACCATTTCTTCTTTATCTAGCACTAAATTATCTGCCATTAAAGAACTTAACTCTGTTATTTCTAAATGTCATGATATGGAACTTAAACGTACTAAAGAACTTAAGATTGATGCAACTGGTAATGATGATGCAGCTGTTATGAGCTTGTATGAAAATATTATCAATACTCCTCGTCAACAACTTGAAGCTGGATTTATGCCACCAAGATTAGAAACAGGGGATATTCCATTGATGGTTCAGCCTCAAGGCGGTATGGATATATTCCAACCAGCTGTAACTAGTGAACAATTCACTCCTGAACAAAATCGTATGATTGCTGAGTCTAATCCAGACATTAAGACTGTAGTTGTCTATGATACTAAGACCGAATATAGAGAATTCGTGGCTATGAATGTTAAGACTGGTCAAGTAGTACAAAATATCAGTCTACCTGATCCATTCTTATTAGAAGATATGAATCTAAACTTCCAAACTGGGGTTGCTCGTAATTCAAATCTTAATATGAACTTCCCATTAGCAGTAAGAGAAAACGGAATCATTTCTCTAGTTGAATCTAAATATTAAAAAAAATAAAGAAGTATTCCCAGAAGAGTTTCAAACTCTTCTGGGATATTTTTCTTAATATAGTTCATTAATGAAATCTAATACTTCTTGATGATTACCAGCCTCAACCACTTTGATACGTTCTCCAGGATTATCTTTATCATTTAAAGACTTAACTTGAATAATGATATTAGTATAATTTGCAGTAATTACAATTGTCTTATCTGGAAGTTCAATTCTAATTATTGTACGTTCAGCTAAACCATCTTTTACATAGATTCTAGCACAGGAATCATAATATGTGAAAATAATCTTATAAACAAATTTCATAAAATTATCATTCTTATCCATATATAGATCCATAGCATAGATTACATCTATTTCTGATTTGATATTATGGAATACAATATTTGAATCCATATAGAATGCCAAAGGATTATTATTTTCATCAACTGCAAAATTAACAATACCTTTAAGTGAGTTCATATAGGTTAATATATTACAATCTTTATAATGACCAGTTGTCTGTAAAGCATAACCATAGGAATTCAATAAATTATTTACATCAATTTTAGTAAGCATAAAATTACCCCACAATCAATAGTATTTCGTATTAATATGTGGACTTATTGGTTAAATCCTATGGACTTTAAATATAAAATCATCTCATCTTTAGTAAAATTTTTAACCCAAATAGATAGATGATTGAAATCAAATAGCCCATCATCTGTATGATATACATTACATACAGTTCCATCTGGTTTATAGAATAGTAGACTGCCAAACATAGATTTTATAACACTGTCATATATTACAGTAGCCTTAAGATTACATTTTTCTACTATCTCTAGTAGCTCAGAATCATAGAACCCAGATTGGATAACAAATGCTTTTTGTATCCCGATTCCAAATAGCATCTTATTTTTCTTAGTCTTAATATATGATGGAATCCCTAAGTTCTTCCATTCTATTAAAACATGATGATTTTGGACTGTAACTTTAATATTTCTATCTAGGATGATGAATGGCAATCCATTCTCGGGATCATGTCTATCTATTTCATATCTAGATTTAAATATATTTATTATATCCTCTAGTACCATAATAACCTCCAAAGATAAAAAATAAGAAATATGGAGAAGGGATTAAATCCCTTCTCCAATAAATCTTATTAATGTATTCCACTTTTGATTATATTGATATATTCATTCAATATATCTTTTCCATTATCGGATAATGAATTTAAAGTATCTGGAGTCATATAATTATTTAAGATCAATAGCATGAATTGTTCAGATCCGGGTAGTATTGTTAGCATAATAATAGATATTACAAATACTATCAATATACACAATCTAATCTTTTTACCATGATCGTAATTATATTTCGTAACCACATCAATATCTTGGTTACCAGCTTTTTTCTCATAATCCATATAAACTACCATGTGGAATAGAAATAACAACATACTTAAAATCATAAGTAACCAGGCTAGCCCAATTACTTTATCTAATATGATATATAAGTATATTACTTCATTAGGGATAATAGGATTCATACTTATCACCCTAATTATTTAGTAACAACTGTACCATATTGATCACGATTGGATTCTGTGTTTACACGTACACGTTCAACTTTATGTAAATCAGTATCTTCACCACTGATACGATCTACATGGAAACGCATACTTGCTTTAATTTGATCCAATTCAGGTTTGAATTCACGAATAGCGTCAGCCATTTCTTGATTAATAGCTGCACCATTTTGAACAGCACGATCTAACATAGCTGCAAATTCATAGCGTGTCATTAAACGATCACCCTTAAATTGACCATCTTCGTAACCATCAATATAGCCACGTTGTGCTAAATCATTAACCAAAGTATAAGCCCAATGATTTTCTGGAACATCTGGGAACACAGTATCTTTCACTTTATCGTTGTTCCCAAGAAGCATATTCACTAACATTTCGATCTTCTTATTTTGAGCTTCAATAGTTGCTTTCATGTCTTGCATTTCACGAGCCATTGCTACACGACTATTGGAAACTAATTTATCAGAATGACCGAATTTAATGGATACACCAGCATTTACCATATTTTCAGAACCGATTGTAGCACCAACGGAGAACATGGTATTTTCATTAGGACGATAGAATGCACCAAGAGCTGCTACATTTTCACCTTTGTAGTTACCATAACCAGCTGCTACAGACCATTTATCATCTGGGTTGAAGTCTTGTGGATGTAATGCTGCTAAAGCTGCTGCACTTGCACCAACTTTATTAACGCGTTCATCTAATTTGGCTACACGATTAGTCAAACCATCATAACGGTTGTTAATATTATTAACCACTGTATTAAGTTGACCACCATTAACTGCATCTTTAGAACCAGCTGCAATTGTGCCATCAGCTACATTAGTGATTTTATTACCACCATTGTTTAGACCTTTGTCATCTAAGGAAACATTACCAAATTTAACTTTATCTACAGATACTTTGTAATCAGTACCACCAGCTGCATTTGTGCTTGTAGTTACAGTTACATTATTTCCTGCAGAAACGCTAGTATGTTTCTTAGCTTCTTTTAATGCTTCTGTGGCTAAAGTCTTATTAGACTCAATTCTACGTTCATGACTTTCAATTTGAGAATTTTGATTATCAATGCGGCCATCTAAATAATCTAAACGCTTATCTTGATTATCAATACGTTTTTCTTGATTTTCCATGCGTTTAGATTGATTTTTTAATTGAATATCATGATTTTGAATTTGTGCTTCATGACGTTTTAAATCTGCATCTTGTCGAATATTTTCATTAGTCAAACGAGAAATTTCTTTATCATGTTTTTCTAAAATTTGCGTATGACCATTTAAAATATCTTCATGTTTAGTTAGCATATCAGTATGATCTTTTAATTTACGTTCGTGATCATTAACTTTAGTATTAACTTTCTTAATAGCCGCATCAACTGTAGATTCGCCAGTGCCACCAATATTATTAGTAGTAATATTGCCATTTTGATCTACTGTTGCATTGCCACCAATTACATTCTTAGTACTATTAGCTACATTAGATACATTTTGAGCCACAGCATACAATTGGCTACCATTAACTGCATCAGTGGAATCTGCAGATACTTTGCCAGCTGCTACATTGATTAATTGACGTTCGCCACCAACAGAACCAATGCTCATAACACCATTAGCTACAGAACCTTTACCAGCGAAGTTGCCGTATTTCAAACCATTGATTTCTGCTTCTTCTTCAGTTGTAGCTGCACGATCAGTGGATTTATTACCAACTACAACACTATTAGCTTGAGTTGTAGTGATTTCATTTCCTAATACATGTGTATTGGCTTGGGCCACTGTATTACCTACACCAAACGCACTAGATTTAATACCAGTAACTGCATTGCCTGCACCAACTGCAACTGCATTAACTGCACCTGCATTGGAGTTATTACCAATAGCTACTGCACTTTCTTCAGCTCGTGCATTATAACCAACTGCTACAGAACGATTACCTTTTGCTTGAGCATCATTACCATATACAGTAGAGAAGTTACCTTTAGCTAATGCATTAAACCCAGTAGCTGTACTGGATACACCATTAGCTTTAGCACTATTACCTACAGCTGTGGAGAAATCTGCAGATGCATTAGCAGAAGAGCCGAATGCATTAGAATTGCGCCCGGCAGATTCGGAACCATGACCAATTGCTGTAGCATTTTCACCGCTTGCTACTGCATTTTGACCAATAGCATTAGTATTATTATTGCTTGCGATAGAATCGCGGCCAAGTGCTAAGGAATCTTTACCAGTTGCACTGGCATATTTACCCATAGCAATATTACCATCGCCAATGGCTTGTGTTTTATAGCCAAATGCAAATGCGTTATCGCCTTGAGCTGTGGAGCCGTTACCGCCTACAAAAGATGCTTCACCATTAGAAGCATTATTTGTACCAATAGCGGTGCCGAAGTCTTTGCTGACTGTATTGTTTTGACCAGTAGCGAAAGAACTTACTCCTGCTACAGTATTGTAGTTACCTAATGCTGTAGCATTACCTCCGTAGACAACGTTGTTATCGCCTGCAGTAAAGCTATGTAAACCAATAGCTTTATTATTGTGGCCGAATGCCACAGAGCCATTACCGATAGCTTTAGATTGGTTGCCAGCTGCAAAGCTCCAACCACCTTTAGCTTCAGTTAAATAACCAGTAGCTGTTGCAAAATCAGCAGTTGCTTTAGTTTGATTACCTAACGCTACAGAATTCAAACCTGTAGATTTATTTTCATAACCAAATGCAATAGAGCTTTCGCCACTTGCTACAGATTTTTGACCACCAACGAATGCTTCGTTTGCAGTAGCTTTATTATTCATACCAACGGCCAATGTATTATTAGCAGTTGCTGTGTTAAGATACCCGCCTACTAAATTACTAGAACCATTAGCTGTATTTTTATAACCACTTACTGCGTTATACGAGCCATCTACAACGTTAGTATTACCACTAACATCATTTGCTAGCCCAGTTACATTATTATTTTGACCTGTAATAACGGAGTTATCAGAAGATACTGTATTTTTAATACCATTAACTACAGAGTTATTACCTGTAATTTTATTAGCATAACCACCAGCTAATACACTGGATGCTGCAACAGTATTGTTATCACCGATAACCAATGCGGATCCATTACCCGCTGTATTTTTGTTTACTTCATTTAAAGTTCCTGCAACGATACTGTTTTGGCTATTTACAGTATTACTATAACCACCAGCGAATGCACTGGAACCAGCAACTACATTATTTTTACCAAATGATGCTGCATCTGTACCTGTAACAACATTAGATGCATATACACCCATAGAAACTGTAGAAAGTACTGCTGCTGTTAAGATTAAAGTTTTGTTAGTTTTCATTTTAATTCTCCTTAAAATTAAATAATACTATTTTTGTAAATTAGAAACTTGCTCATTTAACTCTTTTACTTGTTTTTCTAAAAGATTAACTCTATCAGATAAGTCCTTATTTGAATCTTGTAAATATCTGATTGTTTGATCTTTTTGATCTCGAGTCATTGAGCTGAACCAAATTCTATCAGTGGATGCTTGAGCCACTAATATTGAAAAAGTGAAAATTAGTAATAGAAATAAAGTCCTCCTATTCATAATAAATCCTCCTATATATAAACTATATATCACGATTATAATATATAGGCAAGATTATTATTAGAAAGGCAACTGATCGTTCTTAGGTTTTGGATTATTTTTATATTCAGAGATACGGTTAGCAATAGCATTAGCTCTATTACTAATAGGGAACGCATTAAAATGGTAATCACGTTTTGTTAGCTTGCAATCCGCGATAAATTTAAATATAATATCTGTTTTAAGGATATATACATGCGTATTTTTTACTTCCTCTTCAGTTAGACCATATTCATCACATAACCACTGAATGATTCGATCATCAGATGCTTCATCTAAACGACCAAAATACTTTTCGATTTTAGCTTTTGTATCTAACATTTTTGCACTTTGTTGTTCTTTTTCCATATATTACTCCTTATAACGCTTTGTTAAATTTAGACTCCATTTTTAATTTATTATCTTTCTTTCGATAAAAATTCTGATATGTGTATTCTAGCATATCACCATTTTCATCTTTCCAAGTCCATGTCTTACCATCCTGGCTTTGTGACCATTCGCTAGATTTAATTTTTGGGAAAAATACATTTCCCTCTTTTAGAATTTTATGAACTACCGTTGCATGAATACAGTCACACACATCCATAAATTCTTCATAAATTTGACCACCGCCGATTACGTATACGTTTGCCAAATTTAATCGTTTAATTTCATCTAAGACTTCTTGCTTAGAATGAAATATTTTAACATTTGGCCCTGTATATTTAGGAACGTAGTCTTTATCCCTAGTTATAACCCAGTGGGTTCTATGTGGCAATAAGCCAGGAAGACTCTCAAAAGTCTTCCTGCCCATTACAATAGTGCAACCTAAAGTACGTTGTTTAAAACGCTTTAGATCTGCTGGAATCTTAACTAATAATTCATCATCTTTACCAATATGACGTCTTGCATCATAACAAACAATCATTGAAATCATAATCATTCTCCTACTAAAAATACAAATTAAAATAAAATATTATACTGCTACTTTCATAGGTCGTTTAGGACCTGGCTCGTAGTCTTCTAAAACAATATCGTTAATTGTGAAATCATAGAAGTCTTTGATTTCAGGATTTAATCTTAATTTAGGATATTGTCTTTCTTCTTTCTTAACTACATCATATGCATAAATTGTCTTAAGTTGATTCTTTAAAACGTCTTTATGATTTACATAAATATGAGCATCGTTGATGAAATGAACTAATTTACCAGGGACCAACCCAACGCATTGTGCGATCATACATACTAACACTGAATATTGCAATGTGTTAAATGGGACGCCTAATCCAACATCACCAGAACGCTGAATTAGAGTACAATTTAATTTACCGCGATGTACATTCCAGATAGTTTCAAATGCACATGGTTGAAGTGCCATATCATCTAGATCTGCATTATTCCAGAGAGTTACTACCATTCTACGATTATGAGGATCTTCTTTTAAAGTTTTGATTAGTTTATTTACTTGATCAAATTTCTTTAGCTGATACCCGTATGCTTTACCGATAGTGCCATCTTCCCGCATCCATTCATCCCATACATGAACGCCCATTTTTTGGAGTTCACGTACATCATTAGATTGCTTTTGCCAAATCCATAAAATTTCCTTTACCGCTGTTTTAAACGGTACAAATTTTGATCCAAGGATTGGCATATCCAAGTTTTCTAAATTAATATTAAACGCCACTTGAGGTGTCGATATAGCATCAATACCTGTCCGGTTTGGGGTTGTTTCGCCAGCGGCAAGGATATATTCTAATAATTTACCATATTTTAAATCATAGTCAGTTAACTTCATTCTGCTTCTCCGATCTTCTTAATAATTAACCAAATTACATAAAATGCAACAATTCCACAATCTACCAAAACGCAGAAAAGTTGCATTACTGGTGTTAATCTAGTACCAGATATACCATCTAATAAATAAATTGGAACCATGATAATCCATGGGATTACCATATATATTAATAACTTTATTAATTTATCAACCATTTTAATATCCCTCTTTATCCTTTATGATATTTATAAATCATGTAGCCTATAGTTATCATAAATACTAATAGACCACCATTGATCACATAAAGAAATACCATAGCTTCTTCGAATTTTGTAAATAATTCCATCCCGAAAACAAATCGGATCAGGAATCCAAATGTTGCTGTTATTACTACAATACTAGCAAATAATAAAATTAAGCTAGATATCACTTCAATTTTCGGTTTAATTCCACTCACCTCCAAGAATTCTTGTTAGTTCTCTTTTAATGAACTTGATACCTTTTTCATCAAGCTCCGCCGAAGGACTTGTACCTCCATATACCTCATTCTCTAATAGGAGTTCTATCAGAGCATTTGTGTGGTCTCTACAGCTATAACAGAATTGTTCTTTAAGATCTGGTTGTTCACAGCATGTACAGAATTCATATAATCCTTTGCGGATAATATATGATAATATTCTTAGCTTATCTATTTTTAGAAAAGGGAATTCCATCCATACTTCATTCTTTCTGAAGTTTTTATTGAATGATTCTACCATATCTTTATAGAATGGTAAATGATAAACTCTAGAATCTCTATCTAGAGTTCCATCTAATACTATATTTAAATGAGCTCCGCCAATAAATGGAACTACGGAATTTATAGTATTTACCATCAGCAGATCATAAGAATTCTCTGCATATTCGGCATATTCATCTAATTCAGGGATATCTCGAACTACTTTGAGAAATTTTACATCTGCATTATTATCTTCATTAATATGAGATATAAATCTTTCAGTATATTCCTTTTCTAGTTCTAATTTCCCTTCATGGATTAAATTACTTTCAATATGTAATGCATATACATTCTTTATATTTTCTAATTTTGCTTTAGTTTTAATAGCTATATCTAATAGTGCTGTAGAATCAAAGCCACCGGAATATAATACAATAAGATTAACTGTTATATCATCTGGTATGCCTTTTAATATTCCCTCTACAGCATTCACTCTATTTTCTAGCATTGTTTCTCCTTTTAGAATTACTATCAATCCCTAAAAGAAAATCGATTAACCATGAGCAACCCATTAACATCAATCCTACGATATATAGAATTAACTCTGTAGTTGTAGCATAGGTCGCAATAAAATCTTTTGATGCTAGCATAAATACTAGCAACCCCAATAGTACACCTAGATTCATTATCTCTTAGCCCCTCTAAAAACATTAACAATTGCTTTAAAATCTAATCCATAGACATAAAGCAAAACTGCTACTGAAGCTAACACCAGCACGATGCTAGGAATAGCTAAAATAATATTCTCAGCAGTGATAGCTAAGAATAACTCAAAACCAATTACAAATCCTACAATAAAAAATACTTTACTCATAATGAGCACCTCCAAAATAAAATTAAAATATAAACTAGAAATATTAAGAATCAT